AAGAAAACTGATAAATGAAATAGATGGTGAATATGGTTGTGTGTCTAGATACCCAAAAGAAATAAAAGAAGCAGTAGACATTTGTTTTAACTATAGCACCGAGCAAGAAAAGAAAGATGAGTTGCTGGAGTTGTATAGAGAATATTTTAATACAAAAGGGAATACTGATTATATATTAGATAAAATCGAAGCATTAGAGGAGGGACTGAAATGACAGCAAAGGAAGCGTTAAACTTAGCATTAAAAATGTTAGAAAAAGCATATAATAAAAATAATAATTTTAGTGGGTTTTACAATCTTGAGACTGGGGTAAAAATTACTTTAGACGATATTTCACAAAAAATTAACCAAGCCCTCGATGAACTTGAGAAGTTGAAAGAACGTGATACGGTTATGAAAGTAACGCAAACTTGGGAAGAAGAAGATAATCGTGTATTTGATTGTCCTCATTGTGGCGATACTTGGTTTTATTCTGGCGATAGTGAATGCTGGAAGTTTTGTCCTAATTGCGGTCAAAGATTAGATTGGAGTGAGAAATATGAGTAAAGAAATAGACCATGAATATACACATTAAGATGAAAGTGAGGGAAATGAAAAATGAGACAACCAAATGAAATAATTATCAACGGCAAAACGTTACAAGAGCATTTAGACTTACATAAAAAATGGTTAAATAACGAAGAAGGTGGAATTAGGCTAAATTTACAAGGTGCTCATTTAATGGGTGCTCATTTAATGGGTGCTGATTTGCGAGGTGCTCATTTGCGAGGTGCTCATTTAATGGGTGCTCATTTGCGAGGTGCTCATTTAATGGGTGCTCATTTGCGAGGTGCTCATTTAATGGGTGCTAATTTAGATTTTAGTTGTTTGCCTTTATGGTGTGGGGGGCTTAATTTCAAAATTGATGAAAGACAAGCAAAGCAACTTATGTATCACGTTATCAACCTTATGCAGTATAGTCATATTGACACATCAAAAATAGTTAAGAAAAATATGTTTAAGTGGTTAAGTAATAGTCATTTAGTCACTGAACACTATTTACCAATATTAGAGGAGAAATAAAAATGAGTAAAGAGTTGGAATTGTTAAACGAAGTTGAAAAGAGTTTTTTGTATGGTACTGCTGGTCAATACAAAGAGCAATTAAAAACCGAATATATTGAGCCTATAAAACAAGCCTTAACCGAACTTGAAGAACTACGCAAAGTGCCTACCGCTGATGAAGTTTGCGAGGCTTTGAGTGAGTATTATGGGCTAGAAGTAAAACACGATTACCATGAACACGAAGATATTGATAAGACTTATTTTAATAGCAAGTTTTATTTTGAAAAGAAAAAGACCGACATTAAAGGGCAAGAATATACTATACAAAGGGTGATATGTATTGGTGATGAAAGTGGCATATCTTGGAATGCTTATTATTTACCCCCACATCTCATCACGCTCATTGGCCGCTTTTACGAAGGGAAGGTGGAAGAATGAAACGATATGTAATGTTAGAGAACGGTGAAACTAGACAAGTAAGCGAAGAAAAATATCAAGAACTATTAGCGTTAAGACCTGATTTCAAAGAGGTGGTTAAAGAGAGGATGCCAACACTAGAACCTTTTAACGTTTGGTTAGCAAAAGATTACTCTTGGCTCGATAACGAACAATCACAGAAAGAATTTGAAATCTACTTATATATGCTACTTTGGAAAGAAACTTACGACAAGGACTTTGTGCCAGATTGGGAGAATAGTAATCAGCAACAAAAATGGTGTTTATTTTATGTAGATGGTAAGTGGATTACTGAGTTTACATATATTTGGCATCAAAATATGCAAGTCTATGTGTCAACCCAAGCCAAAGCCAAGCAGATGCTTGAAGACCTAAAGGCTGTGGGGGTGATTGAGTGAAAAGGTTAACTCAAAAAGGCATATCGAAGGAATCCCAATTGCTTATCAAAGAGACACAAGAGCATGTCTGCCAAACGTTCAAGATAAATTATTCCAAACTTAAGAGCAAGCCCAAAGCGTTACTTGACAGAATGATTGTTGCTTTGATCCGTTTTGAGCTTGAAGTTAAAAATGAAAAAGAAGAGGAGGCGAAGGCATAATGGCATTTGATTATTATGGTAATGTATATAGAGTACGTTTTGAAATAAATAGCAACAAAGAAATCCTTAAAAACTACGAACAAGAGCGAGAACATTTAATAAAAATATCCGGGCCACCAGCTTACAAAGCTATTACTTACGATCAACCGAGAGTACAAGGGTCTAGCTCAAGACAATCAGATGAACAGATATTAACTAGAATAGCTGAACTCACTAGCTACATTGAAAGATATAGAATAATTATTGCTGACAAAGAAAAGACTTTGAATAAGTTAAGAAGTTTAGGGTCTAAGATGTTGCAACAATTGAAGAAAAAAAATAGAACTGATTCAGTTTTAGAAATCTTTATGATGAGCGTATTTGAAGGGAAAAATGTTGATGAAATTAAACAAATGGGTTATGCGCCGTCAACAATATACAATGCACATACAATCTTCAATAAGCATATAGAACTAAGAAGCTAAAAGCAAGTAGTTTTCAAGTAGATGCTATATCAAAACAACGTGTTATAATGATATTGTAAAGGAAGTGTGTAAAAACGCTTCTTTTTTATATTTATTAATTCCTGGTTTGTTTTCATTCCATACTTTTCTCCTATACTTCTAGAGAGCTCTTAACTCCTTTCGACTCTCTAGAAGAATGCATTTTTCCTAGTTATATCATATATATACTAGTTATTATATATTAAGTATTTAAAAGAGTAATTATATATATTACTACTGATTAAGAGAGAAGACTTTGTTTTTAAAAAAGTCTTTTTTTGTTTTATTTGATTTTAAAAGAAAAGAATTTAGCATTTATTGGTTTTAAGACTGAAAGAGGGGTTTTGACTCATGCCTAAAAAGAAAATGCAGCCGAAGCCTTCAAATGTAGCTCAATACAAGACGGGCATATTGCAAGGATTAAATTTTAAGCAACGAAGGTTTGCGGAATATTATGTTATATATGGTACTAAAACAAAAGCGGCACTCGAGGCAGGTTATAGTGCCAACTCTGCGAGTTGGCAAGGAAGCCGACTGTACAGGAACGACAAGGTTCGTGCGTACATACAATTCCTGATTGGCGAACAAGATACAGAAATCATGGCTAGCATCGATGAAGCAAAACGCAGAATGACAATGGGGCTGCGCGGTGAACTTACTGAGCAAGTTGTTGTTATGGTAAAGACCGAGAAGGTAACTTATCGCAACGGTAAGAGAATTGTTACAAAAGTTGAAGAACCAAAACTCATTGATAAAAGAATATCGATGCGAGATCAGATAGAGGCGTCAAAACTTCTTATAAACATCATGGATAAGAGTAACGATAATGTTGCTAGCGGAACTAAAACAACAGAAGACAAATTACTAGAAGCGATGAAAGAAAGGGTTACAGCGGCTAGTAAACTGCAACAAGTAGATAATTCAATCCAATTTGAAGAAGACGAAGAAGAACAACCTCAAGAAGTAATCGAGGGTTCTGGCGATGATTAGCAGCGTTCTTACTGCCGCTCCTGACATCCAGTTTAATAACAAGATACTAGATGCATTATCATGGATTGGATTAAGCGAAGATATATATGATCAAGAGACTGGACAAACAATTTACGAAACAAGATTTATTTGTTTTGAAGGGACTATACGTTCTGCAAAATCAGTAACAGCAATAGTTGGATTTCATCATAGAGTTCAATCTCAAAAAGCTAAGTTCGCATTGATAGCTGCAAAAGATACAGACTCAATCAACGATAATATTCTTAACGCTAAGTTAGGGTTGTTAACAATGTTTCCTGATTATTACAGAATTAAGAAAGATGAGATTGGTGGTTATTATGTAGCTGTACTTGGAACTGATAAGAAAATATTGTTAGCTGGTTACGCTGATACATCAAAATGGAAGAAAATACTTGGTAAGGATATTGAGACGATACTTATCGATGAGATTAACATAGCGGATGAATTATTTGTAAATGAAACCTTTGCGCGGCAAGGGGCAACAGAACATCCGATAACAATATGCACTCTTAACGGCGATGATCCAAATCATCCAATATATCAGAACCGCATCAACAAATGCTTAATAATTGGTAATGCACCGGCTTCTATCATAAGCGACATGAATTCGGTTAAAACAAAAAAGCGCGGATATTATTACATGCATTGGGATTTTGAGGACAACCCAGCTTTGAATCAAAAACAAAAACGGAACCTAAGGACGCTTTATCCAGTGGGTTCTTTTTATCATAAAACCAGAACTTTGGGTGAACGCGGCAAATGGGGTAAAATGATATTTGCTGACTACATGAACCCTGATTGCATCGTTGATATCTATGCGGAAGACGCAAATGGAAAACTTAAGCATCCGCTATCTAGATTTACAATCGGTGTCGACATCGCAGAGAATCGAGCAACCAACGTATTCGCGTTATTAGGTTTTTCAAAGAATTTTGAATACGCTGCTATTGTAGATATTGAAGTTTTCAAATCAGAACAAAACGGTCGATCAGTTGGATACGGTTATAAAACTGATAGGTTAAGAGCTTTTTTAACAAGACATAGCAATATCTTAAATCTTATCGATGGAGCTTTTGTAGATTCTGCAGAGGGCAACTATATTAAAGACTTACAAACTGCGGGTTTACCTATAGCGATAGCCCCTAGTTACAAAGCGACGATTAAAGAGCGTGTAGACCTTAACATCATCTTGTTTACACTAAAGAGGCTATACATACACAACCAAGCGATAGCTGCTTACAATGCATATATGGCGGCCGTGTGGGTTA